GCTTGGAAAACTCGCACCTTTTCAGAATCTAATTTTGTTGGTTCGTCTTTCAATGTGGCAGAGCAAACTGGATAAGCCCGCTCTCCATTGGTCCAACTTTCAAGCATTCGCTCATACTCAGTCTTGACACAATCATGGGGGATTCGATTCACTAAGACACCATTTTCGACGATGTCTGTAAACCATTTCTGTTTTTTCCCAAACACAGGAAAACCCATGCCGGTACTCATTGGGAGTGGATCTATAAATCTTTTCCCAGCAACACCCATAACTGACTCTTCAAAGGAAAGAGGCTTGTAGCGTTCAGAGCTTCTTATCATCTCTAATCTCAAAGGCTTGATCCAATCTTCGCATGCTCTCTTCAATAACTTGGGAGCAAACATCAAAGGTGGATTAGCAATATGTTCTAGAGTGGCATTGAAGCCTTTCCAATTTGGTTGGAGTTTTGGTTCACCCCACTTGTTTTCAACTCCACATATATCGAAGATATATGGAGACAAGATACTATCGCACACTGTGCTTTTCTGAACTGTTCTCAATTGTGTAGAGCCATAGACTTCAACACAATGAGAGCTATTCATAGAAGCAGCCATGCAATTGGGATGAACAGTGTCTTTCATCAAAATGTTTTTGTTGTACTGTAGCCGAGGGAGTTCAACTGATTGTGCTGATAACACAACATCAGGAAATTCTTCTAACTGAGCAACAAGACGTTTGTAGTCGATCAAACTCAGTGACTGCATAATGCCTAGTCCAGATTTCAATGTACCTCCCATGTGGAAACCTATCAAAACAGGTTTCTTAGTGATGCTGACAATGCAACCCATACAAGAGCCCACTTTTGCAAGTGATGTCTTATACGTTCCACCTTGAAAACTCATACCACTATGTCCAACTGGACCCAATGTAACTTCAACTCTTTCAGCATCAAAGGTGTTAGGATCACCTTCATTCTGTTTAGTTTGACACACTATGATATCCGATAAAACTCGACCAGATGGGTCAGTCTCAGGAAACCACTTTGTCATATCTCTCAGATCAGGACAGTTTGGCACAAAGGCACAAGTTAAATCCATATCTGGAGGTTTGACACAAGAAGTGTCATCAACCACAAAAGTGAAAACTCCACCAGGAGATCCATGTCGATGAACTGTCACAGTCAATGTGTCAGTGGGAGTACAAGGTTTATCATCATCATCTCTCATAATGGCATCTGCATACCACACATGTTGAGGAAACAAAGCAACTCCTTTCCTAGGAAAGAAAATATTACATCTAGTTCTCGTACCATCTGAACGGACGTATTCAGCCCAAAACAAGTTTCGCCGCGTTAGCGAATCTATTAGCTGTTTACTTGTCGACGTTCCAGTTGATTTCTGTGGATGAAGATTGAAACCTATTTTCTGCATGTAGTAGCCCATCCAACCAGGATGGTCTTCTTTTGGTTCTCCAGCATGAGGCAAGGTAGGATTTGCAAAATACCAATCATGGAACAACTTAAGTCCCATTCCTAAAACAGCGATCCCAATGGTTGCAACTTCAGTTAGTTGAAACGAAGGGTCATTGTCTTTTGATATTGCATCTCGTCGCTCTAGGTAAGCTTCTGTTTCAGCAGCTGCTCTGGTTCGATAGTGTGCATAGAGAGACAAATTAATGGCACTCAAACACGACACTGGAAAAACGATCTTAGACAAGCTATCACCTGAGGTCCTGTTGTTATAAACAAAAAGACCAGTGAAAGCCAAAGAAGAAGCCCATACAACTCGGAAGTGAGTGCGAAGATCGTAGTACGCAGAACGTCTGCCCCAAAAGCGAACATATCGCTGAAAGGCAGGTAATTTCAGAACACTGTTTGGAACAAGACTGAAAGCAAAGGGTGTTACGTGATAATCAAGATTTCTCTGAACTTCATAGGCCAACTCCTTTGTCATCATTTTGGTGATGGGGCGCCATCCCAACACTCTCCAAGTAAACTCAGAAGGTGAAAGGAAAGACTTGAGATAGCCTTTGATAGAATCAGTAATGACTGATGTAACAAAATCCTTGATTTCGTCTGATTGTGGTCGAAACACTTTGCATGTGCACAATGGCCCACAATTGTTGCAATCCAGACAAGGACAAGAGCAAACAGATTGGGGCAAACAGCATTTTGGACACATGTTCAACGTTTCAAAGTCAGTAACACGTTTCAAAACATTCTTCTGGTTTTCCGTATGTCGCTTGGACAAATAGACAACTGCTTTCAAATATTCTGTTAGCGTCAAGCCAACTGCGTCACGCATGCCACCTTTCTCGTCAGGAATTTTAACTGGCCGAAAAGTAGGAACTGGTCCTGTATCGGTAGTTTTAGCAATGCATTCCTTTATGCTGAGAATCCAAACATCTTTTGTGAGAGGAGCATCCGCCAATTCAGGGTGATTGGGGTCCAAGGACAACCCACCGGACACACAGTACTTTTCCTGAACCTTTACATCCACGTGGAAAAATCTACGTAGAATGGATTCAGGACAATCACTATAGTGTCGTGCACCGAAATCTGAAATGTTAGATGTCATAACTCCACATTTGAAGTTTATGAAGACGACTCCTTTAGCATTGAGTTCAGCTTTGACAGCTTGTGCAGCAACATTGTTGAAAAACTTAATGATTACATCAGTTGGAGAACGTTCAACGAAATCTGGTTTACCATTTCCAATATCATCCATGTACAAGCCAAGGATGTCTGAGGAATAAGTAGAATCATATTTGTCGAACATATCTTTTGTCAACACCAATTTGGGGTCATATGTATAACCCATGGCATTAAGCGACGTTTTCATTGTAAGTGAAGCCAACGTAGATTTTCCAACACCCGTAGGTCCTTTGAGGCCAAAGCCTATAGGACACTCACGAAGCGAAGTGTTTCTGTGTTTTGCAACAACTTTCTGTTTCAAGATCATGAGAACCGTGTATCGTTTCTGAACCCACTCTGCAGTAGGTCCGTCAGTTTTAACGGCTTTCAATTCGCAACTTGCTTTCAGAGCATCGTCTAAGCGTTTCTCAAACTCATGAATGTTCTTCACAGCTCCAGGGATTTTGTCATCGAAATTGCCAGCAATCGCAAACTCGCCGTTGGCATTAAGCCAGTCGTACTCATTGTTGAAAGCTGTCATCCTACTATCACTATAAAGAATTGGGGCTAAAGAGCCAGTCTTCATTATTTGGATTCCAGTTTCAGAAACCCACGTGAAAGTTTTAATGACGGCATCTATGACATCAGTAGCCTTCGCCTGTTCTTTCATTGCTTCAATCTGCATGAGCTTGAACCCAAATGGATTCCACTCAAACTTGTGATCTTGCATGTCAAAAACGGGCAGTGTCATGGCAGCTGAAATGAGATATTTGACCTTTCCAAACACAGTGTTTGTTTTCAATGTCTCCCATCTAGAGTTCATGATACGCATATCATACCACTCTCCTGCCATTGGAATAAACTTAACATCAATTGTTGTGATCGCTGCTACAAGTTCTGCAGCAAACGAACATATACTTCTGTTGAAGTTCATTTTTATGTAGGAGAGGGTCGCAACAAGACAATCCATCAAGGACTCTGCTCTGCACAAACCATATGCATAGAGACAAAGATTTTCCATATGATGGACCCACTTTGAAGCAACTCCATTTTTCGGCAAATTGCCTGGTATCAGCTTGATAGCGTCTTGAACGCTTTGCGGTATAGTGTCATTAGAAACTGGTAATTCTGTCATCAATTTGTCAGGATCATTCCAATATTCTTCAACGACTTTCCGCTGTGCCATTAACACAACATCTTCAACTGATGGACGAGGGACCTCTTGCACTGGTTCGGATGCGTTACCAACAGATATCTCTATCTTGTCGGCATGAGGTACAATCTTGTCCTTAGTCGATTTTTTGTGTTTGGCTGTTCGATTTCGCACTTCTTTGACATTATAACGTTTCGAAGACGTTGTCTCTTTTCGTGCTGGCTCGATTGTCAATGTATTGTTGACAAGTTCCGTAGGAGGAGGAGTATACAAAAGTACACCGCCTCTACCTGTTCGTCGCCGTTTTTCCCTTTTTACCAGAGTCCAATCATCAAATGCTTGGGCAAGAACTTCTGGAGATAGGTCATCGGAAGGTGTTCTCCTATGGAAGGAAAATATTCCGGGTTTCGTTTCATCAATTTTATATTCTAGACATTCAAAATCTGGGCTGTTAGCCGGGGTTCGAACTGTCTGGGTTTTAATGTCAAAAATAGACTTGACATCAATCGCGTCATCCAACGCTAAAGGGTTTTGAGTGCCCTCTGCACTATGAGGAACAGTAAACTGTTCATAGACTAAATTAAAATCTGAGGAAGAAGAAAGAACCATCTTGGGGTATGGGTGACTATCTTTTCACTACTAGTTCTTTTTGTAGTGTCAGAGCTATAACTCTCTGAATTAATCTCATAAAGAGATCGATGCAATTAACCTATGGTCATTCCAAGGTGTTTTAAGGAATGCTTAGTTTTAAGAAACTAAGAGAAAAATTTTGTTGTTCAATACCTATAAGGTAACCGAATCACATTCAAAATGCATACGGTGTTTTTCTTACTATTCACACAGAATAGCCTGCTATAACAACAAGGCAGTGTACCACGTATAAGTGTAGGTGGCATAGAAAAAGATAAATATTCGCAAAAGCCGGTCATTTAAAACCGAGAAAAAGGTAATCAATCACAATCAAAACATAGTCTAAAACGACTATGGCTCAATTAACGCAATTAAATACAATACTAGCTGCAAGTCCCAAAAGGGACTTG